GGCTGGAGCGCGTCGGCGCATTCCGGAAGGTCGCACAGGACGCCAAGGAAGCTGCTTCCAATGTCGATCGATTCGCTGCGACGATCGACAGCTCGGCCGCGAATGCAACCCGACTATCCGAAGCCATCTTCAAGATCGTGGCTCCGTCTGCGTCGGCCGCGAGCAATCTTCAGGAAGTCGGAGCTGCGGTCGATAAGGCAGAAGCGGCGCTCGGAGGCGGCAAGCTTCGGATCGCGCAATATCAAGAAGCGCTTAACGGTGTCGATCAGGCTATAGCCGGTCTTAATCGGCAGGCGGCTCAAGTTGATGGCTACCGCAAGCAAGAAGCTGCGTTGCAGTCGGCCACGGTGAAGTTCCAAGAGCTGCAAACGCAAGTAACCGTGCTCGCGGATAAGATGCTGACGGCCGACGCCCCTTCCGGTGAGATGGTGCGGGATCTCAAGAACCTTGAGACGGCGTTGACGGCGGCCGGCTCCGCGATGCAGCGCGAGGACGCGAGGCTTCAGGAACTAGCGGCAAGTCTCAGCCGAGCCGGCATTGATGTCAAGCAGCTCGACAACGTCGAGAAGCAATTGATCACGACGGCCGAGAGAGCGGCGAAGGCTCAAGCTCAGTTGTCTGCCAAGACGGGACGCGGCGGCGCAGGCGGCGGTTTTCTCGGGCTCAATCCTTATGAGCTTCAGAACCTATCGTATCAAGTCAACGACGTTTTCACGTCGCTTGCATCCGGCATTCCGATTCAACAAGTAATCTTCCAACAAGGCGGACAGATAGCGCAGCTATTCCCCGGAATGTTCGCGTCGATCGCTGCACAACTCGGCCTTGTTATTCCGCTTCTCGGTCTTGCCGCCGCAGGGTTTCTATCAATCAGCCGTGCTCTATCTCAGATCCAACAACAGCGGGAGGCAAAAGGCTTCCTGGCCGGTCTTGGAGATGATTTCGGGTACACATCGGAGCAAATCGTAAAGGCTCAGAAGAACTTGAGGGACTTCGGGGCGTCGGCCGACGACGCCAAGAAGGCAGTTCAAACCTTCGTGAAAGAAGGAATCAACCCGAAGCAGCTAGATGACTTCAGTCGTGCGGCGCTCAATGCTAGCGAGTATCTTGGTATAAGTTTACCAGATGCCGCCAAGAAAATGACTGAAGCGTTTCGTGGCGGCAAGGATGAGGTTTTAAAGCTTAACGAGGAATTTCCGTTCCTTAGCAAAGCCGAGTACGATCACATCCGGGCTATGAAAGATAGCACGGATCAAAGCGAGATTCGGCGAATCGCTTTCGAAGCTTTCTTCAAGAAGATGTCTGAAGGTGCTCAGAACCTTGAGGGACCCTGGGCTCAGTCTACACGGACCTTTTCTAAGGCGTGGAATGACATGCTTGATGCCATCGCGGCCACGGGTGTTATCGATATCGCCAGCAAAGCGCTCAGCAACCTGACGCTAGGCTTAGCCGGATTCATTAATCTTTTCGGCGAATACCGTAAGCAGTTGAATAATAACCTTTTCGGGGCCGGCGCACCGCGTAGTTTATCTGAAGCTTTCTTCGGTAATCCTCGCCAGGATAAGCGTACATTTAGTCAACTTGTTGATGCCGCGATCAAGGATACTGCTAGTCAGATGCAGAAGATCCAGAACCGATTCTCGGCGCAGAGTGCGCCAGGAGATCCGGGTAAAGGTCGCAAGGAGCAAGACAAACAAGACAAAGCCGCAGAGAAAGAGGCTGAACGGTTAGCAAAAAAGCGGAAGCGTGAAGCCGAAGAACTAGCTCGTCAGCTCGAAAGCGAATCCGATCAGCTAACGTCTTCGCTCGATCGTATGACTGCGGCGGCGCTGAAAGCGCAGAACGCTACACTCGATCAGGAATTGGCTAATGCCCGAAAGGCGATCGATGAGCAGTACAAGCCGCTTTATGATCGTTTGAATGACTTCACGAAGAAGTTCGGCGCGAAGACCCCAATCAACGGCATCAGTCAAGCGGCCTACCGACAGCAGCTCGACGCCAACAAGGCGATCTTGGCGCAAGAAGCGCAGCTCAAAGTCTACGAGGAAGACGTTAATAAGGCACTGGCCGAACGTCAGAGGCAGCTTGATGCCATTCAAACTAAAGTGGAATCCGGACAGATTTCGCCGGCTCAAGGTTTCCAAGAAACTTTGGATGTTACTTCCAAACTCAATCCATTGCTTGACGAGCTTATCAACAAGGCGCTCCAGTTCTCACAAGGTTTAGCTCCGTCTCCAGAGACCTTGGCGTTCATCGCACAGCTCCAGAGAGCGCAAGCTTCGACGCCTGTTAACCGACCGCCGAGCGAAGACCCGAACGTCAAGAAGGCAGCTCTGGCGGAACGTGCTACGGCTGAACAGAAGATCAATGATTTGATCGCAGCACGCAATGGCGTCGTTGAAGCGCAGAACCAACTTCTAGACTTGAACCTTACAGGCGTGACTGAAGCTGAAGCGGCCAAGAAGCAAGCCTACGAGGATACGAATGCTTCATTGACCGATCAAATAAATAAGCTTGAGGCGCTAATAGAACTCCAACATCAAGTAGGAGCGATCACGCCTGAAGAGTACGCCAAAGCTAAGGCGTCTGTTGATCTATTCCGTAATAGCCTCGTTTATGTTTCAGATGAGACACAAGCGATAAACGATACGGCAGAACATGCTTTAGTTGAAGGCTTTTCAAACTTCTTTACTGCGGTCGGCCAGGGCTTTGCCAATCTGATCACCGGAGCTAGAAGCTTCAAGCATGTAATCGGGGATCTCGGTAAAGCAGCTTTGTCGTTCGCTGCGTCCTTTCTCCAGGCAATCGCTCAAATCATTATCAAGCTATTGGCTCTTCGCGTTATCAAATCGTTGTTGGGTCCTGGCGGCTTTGCCGGATTCTTGGGTATTCACGGCGGCGGTAAAGTCGGCGATTCGTCTAAAGGTCGGATGACTTTGCGCCGTCAAATCACGCCCGATGATATCGCCAACATGGGAATATATCATGGCGGCGGCACGGTCGGCGCAGGGCTCAAGAGCGATGAGCAACTGGCGGTCCTTCGGAAAGGCGAGCAAGTAAAGACGGAAGAGCAGCAACGCTGGGATAAGCGGCGTCTTGCGGCGGCGTCGGACGGCGGCACTAAATCAATCCGGAACATCTTGGTTGTCGGCGATGATCAAGTCGCAGCCGCGATGCAAGGACCGGCTGGCGAACAGGTTGTTGTTAGCCATATGATTCGGAATAAATTAGCGCTAAAGCAGGCTTTGGATAATTGACGGAGGACTTATGGCGATCAAATTCAATCAAACAGTCAAACATGGCCGGCTTCAATTCAGCCCTGGCTTGATCTATGCTTTCGAAGATGAGAACGCGGAGCCCTATTTCATCAAGCTCGGGTGGGCTGAGAAGGTGAAAGGGAACGCCGAGTACACTTACTCGAAAGATGACGTTGAAATCGATGTCGAGACCGTCGTAGGAACGAACGGTCCTGACACTGGAGCGAAGGTGCTGTAATGGGAAAGTCTCTCCATAACAAGGTTTTCGACCAAGGGCTCGAATACCTGAAGAACAATTCGAGCAAGATGATCGTTTGTTCGGCGCAGCCAACGACGTATTTGGAAGCAACTTCCACATATGCTTTGGCGGACGTGGCGATGTCGTCGACCGACTATACGATCGCCGATGGCGATACGAGCGGCCGGAAGATCACCGCTGCGGCTAAGTCAACGGTCACGATCGACGCTTCCGGCACAGGAACGCACATAGCCCATGTCAATGATACCGGCACTGAGTTGCTATGGGTCTCGACAACGCCTTCTCAGGGTCTCACGTCAGGCGGAACGGTAGATATCGGGACGCATAAGCATGAGACCGCCGATCCCGCCTAAAGGAAGTTGTCATGTCGCATGTGTGGAAAGACCGTGTCTATGAGACGTCGACGACCACGGGGACAGGTGATATCACTGTTGCCGGAGCGCTCACGGGGGCTAGGACCTTTGCGTCAGTATGCGCGGTAAATGATACCGCACTCATTCTTATAGAGGCAGTCGATGGTTCAGGTAATCCTACCGGCCAGTGGGAAATAGATCTCGCTACATACTCCGCAACTAATACATTAACGCGAACAACATTGATTGATTCGAGTACTGGATCTGCGATTGATTTTGCAGCCGGTACTAAGCGAGTGAGTATGGTAAACCCTGCTTATCAGCGTCCCGGTCTTGTACGAATTTCAGAAATAGTAACGACTTCGTCTCAAAGCAATGTAAGCTTTACCAGCATCCCTCCCATATATAGGGATCTTATGGTTCGCGTTCGAGGACGGGGGACCAAAACAGCCACCAGTGTTGATATCCGTATGCGCTTCAATGGCGACAGTGGTGGCAACTATGACTATGACGTTACTCAGCTCGTCAACACTTCGACAGTGCCGTTCACAGGTGTTGCGCAGACATCGCTTTACACGGGTAATGTCGCTGCCGCGAGCGCTACCTCGGGGATCGCGGATATGATCGAGGTAACGATCGGCGACTATCGTGGTACGACCTTCCAGAAAGCGGCGATGTATCGTAGTACACTTAAAACGACAACGGCGGCTTCAGGATTTTATGCCGAACGTGGCTCGCTTTGGTGGCGATCAACATCTGCAATTAATCAAGTTGATATTTTTCCGAGTTCGAACGGTTTTGTTGATGGAACCGTAGTAAGCTTATATGGGCTAGCATGATCAGTTCAGGTCCAATCTCTTGGAAACCTATTAGCTGGCCGACTATGGTCACGTCGGTGGCATTGACGCCAGCTAATTCGCAGTCGTCTTCGTCGTCTTCATCTCCCGCTTTAACCGTTATCTCGGTAGCGCCGGCTAACACGCAGTCGTCTTCAGCGTCATCATCTCCTACGATCAGGATATCAGGGATCATCGTCAATAGCAGCACGAGTAGCGGGGCGTCTTCGTCTCCGACACTCATTCCATCCGCTGCAATACTGAGCCCGGATGATACCTATTCGACTTCGGAAGTAACTTCGCCGTCGATCTCGGCTCACTATGTCATAAGTCCGAATGCGAGTTTGTCGGATAGCTTCAGTGAATCAGCTTCGCTAACGTTCCGGTCTCTGCTTCTCGATCTATACCCGGTCTTCTCGATCCGTCCGAATTGGGGAGATCCGATTACGGAGCGGCTGGAGTGGATGACAGACGTGCTCGCTTCTGACAATGGCGTCGAGCAACGGCGCGGTCTGCGGTTGACGCCTCGCAGAAGCTTCGAGGCAACCTTCAATCCCTCGCGCAACGAGCGCACCTTCTTGGATCTATGGCTGCATAACCTGGCTTCGGGCTTGTGTTACTTCCCGCTCTGGCACGATCAGGCGAGACTAACTCAGGCGATCGACCCAGGCGACACGCAGATTCCAATCGATAATACCTATCGAGAGTTCCTGACAGGCGGGCTCGCCTACATTACCGATGGTTCGGCTTTCAATTATGAACTTGTCGAGATCAACTACCAGGATAGCACTACGCTCTTCATAAAAGGAGTAGTTCATAAGTCGTGGAAGAGAGGTATGACGATCTTCCCCGTCCGCCTTGGCCGGCTCACATATGAGACCAAGCTCAGCAATCCATCAACTCGGGTTGGTGATGCCTCGATTGAGTTCGTGGTCGAAGGTCCGAACTATTATAGCTCTGTTGACTTTGACGATCATTATCTAGGTCGGCCAGTGATGTCGATTGAACCTAATCGTATCGAGACGATCGACCTTAGCTTCACTCGCTTTGCTACTATGTTTGATAGCCAGACCGGGTTGCGGTTTTTGAACGATGACGCCGATCGTGCTTTCACGTCGCAGCAATATAGTTGGCTCCTTAATGGCAGACAGGCACATCATGAGTTCCGCCAGATGCTCTACGAGCTACGCGGAAGG